ACTGATGCGCTACCCCTTGTCATACAGATACCTTGAACGACGTTCGCTGCTGTGGAGAGAAGATGAAGGAGATGTTCTCTGATCCGTCTTCATTGCCTGCCCACTCCTGACGAGTAAGTACAAACTTATCTGTTACCGATACGTTGCGGCGATTCAAATAGATCTGAATAAGATCGCCGACTTTATATCCGCTAAATGGGGTAATCTGAGTAGCAACCACCGCTAGGTTAAACTCAACTACTTGGTTCGGGTACTTATTATACAACAAATTTGCAGCAAATTGAATATCATTTCGCTCATCATCAATACGCTCAAACACTTCAATCAATCCATAGTTATCGTAGATAGGATTGTTGAGTGCGCTCTTGACACCGAAGAGCGACGTTGACGTTGTAGCCGACGTATCGTAGGAATAGTTAATGATGGATGCGCGGCTTGCGATCTTACTCGTGAACGGCTCATACCTAAAGTTATTTACGCTATCGCCATACTTTAGCCAGAACTTAGGACTTGGGATCTGCGCCTCACTGTGATGTCGGTACTGGATCCCTTGGTTTAGGTTCTTTGGGTTATCGGCAGGCAGCCCGATGTTTGGATCCTCAATGACTACTATATCTGTCGTACCAGCCATGAGGATGTCAGCAAACTCAGCAAGCGTGTCAAGATATGACTTACCGTCGCACATGATGCTGCGTTTCTCTGTTACTGTTCGCAGGGTTCCAGATGATGGATTGCTGCTGACATCTGTAGTGTTGTCCAGAATATTACGTGTAGCCTGGAATGGTTCAAACATCGTTCGGCTATATCGGTTAACGATAGCAGTCCCAGCATCTGACGTGCTTGAGAAGATTGCCTCACTTGACGTGTTGTTAATGTTATACGAAAACTGAGTTGTGCTTGGCACTCGCGTAATAAGGAACGTCCCATTGAGGAACGAGATTGCCATGTCTGATACAGTAACTACATCACCAACTACAAACGTATGCGCCGCACTTGTTGTAAGTGACACCTCAGTACCTTTGGTTGCATCGGCTACGCTAACTCTTGTTGTTACTGACTTTGTAATTGTTTGCTCTACGCCACCAGCAGCAGGCAAAAGAGAGTCGTGAATCTGATCAAGCCTAAATCCGTTGGCTGCAGTACCGTCACCAAAGGTATAGTAGCCGCCACGCATCGTCACGTCTACCGAAACAAAGAGTCGGGACAGCATTCCTAGTTTGTCAATACCATAGACGATGACCTCGTTAGGGCTGCTTGCCGTCTCAGTGACTAGTCCCTCCCCTATGATGATGAAGTAGCCAGCCTTCTCGTCCCACCGACATGCCCTCCAGAACGTCCGTAGAGGCACAATTCCGCCAATCTGAGGGTGGTTGGATGGCAACGTGAGGAAGAACTCCCCCGCGCCGTTAACCTGCTGGGAAATCCCGATCTTCTTGCCATCGTGAATAATGGCAGATGCAAGCCAGTTTCCATCGGCGCTCTTTTTTGGGGTTGGATTGAAAGATGGCGTGATGCTTGGGTTGGTATCAGCCTTATCAATTTCTAGTCCAGCCGTGACGGTATCTTGAATCTGGTAGAACTCTACCCTAAACTTGTTGCGAGCGAACGTAGATACTGATGCATAGGTAGGGTTACCACCACCTCCACCGCTAGGTGGAGGCTCAACGTTTGCAGCCTGAATCCTAAACTTGGCGATCTCTTGGCTTGCCCCACTACCATTTGTAAGACTGCTGTATGGTCCATACGTTCCTGGCAGTGTATCTGCAGTCTTAACTCTCCAGTACAAATCAACATCCTTAGGAACATTATTAAAGTCAAGAACATATGTTATTGTTCCAGTAGGACTTCCTGTAGTAACCTTTACTTCTGACCATACTGGAGATCCACTAAACGAAGAGTTATTAAATACTTCTATTGTATATTGCTGACAATAGTCACCATCTGGTTCATTAGCATCAATAAATGAGAATCGTAAATTACATTGCGTAGTTGTTGACGCACTGAATGTTTTAATTGCAGTAGTTGATCCGTACGTTCCACCATCAGTTGCAATGTCTTGGATAACTAGATTTGGTGCTGATGGTGCTTCTGGTGGTACAACGTAGTCAATAATCAAAGTAATATTGTCATAGAACGATGCCGCTGACATGTTGCTACTTGGTGTTGTTAGTGCTGGAGCATATGTACCACTTGTATCTGTACTCATGCGCATATAGAATCCAAGGTTTGTTCCAGCATTTGCAAACCAGTATTGAACAATTGAAGTAACGTCTACGGAGAAAGTATCCCCATCTCCTGTAGTGCTAGTCATAGCCACAGTCCCAGCGCCTGTCGCTGTATGGATTGATGTTGACAAGTTCCATGCGGCAGTATCATAGTCTGCAGTTGCTCGGCACACCAACATACTTCTGCTCGCTGTACAGGTCTGGTTAACCTGATCATTTGGAGTTACATCAAAGTATGTTAGATTAAGAGTTGCTGAAGTGATAGACTGCATGACGCTGAAGTCAATGTCTGTAAAGAATCCAGAGCGGCACTTTGTAGTCGTCGCTTCATCCCATCCAACTGGAAGGAAACTGTTGCTAGTAGTTGAGTTAACTGGCAGTCTTCCGCTAAATGCGTTGCTCGCAAAAGACGCAGTACGACTAGCCCTACTTGCCCGATGACCTCGGTAGTTTGTTGCGCTGATCGTATCGGTAGCCATTTAGTACCACGCCTCCCTCCACGAGATACTTGCAGTGTACCCAGTGGTAATCGGATTGTTTGAACCATCAGTACAGGTAATAGATACAGTTGAAGGCGTACCTACGGTATGGTCATCGTCTGGGTCAATAAGACCAAAAAGCGCACCAGAGTTAATAACTATATATGTTTGATTAATAGTATTTAGTACAGTGCTATCTGCCTTAGTAAACCTAGAGTCATAGACAATCTGATCATCATAGTTAATAAGGATACGGTACTTATAGGTCGCATTGTCACCAATGCTTCCTACTGGGAGGGATAGGGTAAGAGGAGTACCGTTAAGATTAATAGTAAACTTGACGATTGCAGCATTAGTTGTTGGAGTTACTCCATACGTCTTTTCAATAAGCAACTGTGCATACGCTGGCGCTGATCCGTGATTGTGGAGATTAACTGCTGTACCAGTAATTCCGACAGCGGACTCTTTGAGAGTGTCGGAGAACTTATACGGAGACTTCATGATGAAGGCAAGGATGATGCCAGTGCTATAGCCAGCCTCGTCTGATCCACTAAACATACCTGGGTTTGTCTCAACCTGTGGCATCTGTGCTGGGCGGCAAACAGAGTAGCACTCAATCTTTCCTGTAGGGAAGTTTGTTGTATCGTCGGTGATTACCGTAAACTTAAGTCGTCGGAAACCATCGCTTGACTGAAACTTCTTCGGGACAAATCGCATCATCTTTGTGATCTTTTCCAACTTGCCAGCAAGATCTTGGCGCGTAGACCCATATACGTCTACTCCAACTTGAATCAAGCGACGACCAATGTATGCATCGGCAACGTCAACGCCATCTCGTGTTGCACGTGGATCTTCGTATCCAATTGGATTTGCAGCACCAAACGCAATACTCTTTACGCGATATCCAGACAATGGCTGGTTCGGAGTAAACGTAGATGTATCTGTGATCGTATTAATATCAAGGAATACACCACTTGGTTGTTCCCAATAAATAGATGACTTAAGATCAATCATGAAATTTGACGTACCCTTCGGATGCGCGAAGCCTCCATGCGCCATCGCGTGCGAGCGGATGATGCCAAGATGGACAACTCACTGATGGTCATATCGCTTGCACCAGACGCAATCTGCCACTGCTGGAAGTCTGCGCGGTCAATCATCAAGCGCTGCAGAGCCTCTGCCTGAGCATAAATACGAACAGCGTTCTTCTCCGAGTCGCTAATATCTGCGACAGTTACGTCATCAGAAAGTAGGCTATGTCGTCGGTATCCCCAAATCTTTAGCGTTAGTCGCTCGTATGTGTTTGCACCAATCACAACTGGATAAGTTGGATACGAATAGCCAGCAGGAATATGCACCCTGCCGTTAAACCACTGCCATCCATTACCCCATCCATCGCCAGTGCTAATTGGCAGCGTCTCATAGAATCGGTTAGTAGAATCAAGTACATCTACGCGGAAGATATTCCTAAACGTCTTAGTTGGTACGAACGATAGGCTTAGTCCCATATTCTGCCCAGAAACCTGCGGGAATGTGAACTGGTAATCCTCTGTATCCTCAAGCGGGGACAAGTCGGAGATAGCGTCAATACCAGCATTAATGAGGTCATTGATCTCATCGTTGCTCCATGTCTTACCGTCTGGATCCCGAAGGTCCCTACGAATCTCTAGCCGAATATCTTCACGATTCATTCTATCTCCTATCGGATCAGGGGGCTGACCCGCCAGCCAGCCCCCATCACCTATTACCTAACTAGACCTTAGGCATCAAGGGTTGCACCAGTCTCAAGGCGAACGTATCGTGCGCCAGTGAGATCAAGCAACTTCGCGCCGAAGCGCATCTTGAAGCCAGCGAGCGCACGCTGCGCAAGTGGGTCATTGTGATCGCCACCAGGCGACACAAAGTACGCCTGAAGGGTCTGCGAATCGCCGACGGTATAAGCGTCAGGACCAAAGAAGAAGGACGAATAGACGTTAGCGTCATCCGCACCTGACTCCTCAAAGGTCTTCGCATTGGACGACACGAGGAAGCGAACGCCAGCGTAGCGCCCGATCTCGCCGTTAAGAAGCGGGGTGTTGTCCACGTACTTCGTGGAATCCATCCAGCCACCATTGGCGGTGTCAGTCAGAATGTCATACTCCTGGAACGGATGAAGAATGCAGCGGTAGAAGCCGTCAGCAAACGTAGGAACGTTTGCAGCCTTCAGCGTCGCAACCATCTTCTTAACAAGAGCGCCAGTGATCACGTCCGTCTGAGCAACCTCAGCGCGGGACGTAGCATCGCCAGCATACTTAACGTTGGAACCAGCGGCGAGAACATCCTTCACCACGATGTCCATCGTCTCAGCAGCCTGTCGCGCAATGCGCTCCGAAGCGATTGAGATGAGGTCATGCGGCGAGTCCAACTGCGCAAGGTCGGTGACCGCAATGGTCTTACCGTACTGCGTAGCGGTGAAGTAGTCGCTGCCGATTGAGAGAGCCTGAGTCTCAGGCGTTTCACCCTCTGAGAGAGGGGTCGTGTCTGGGGTCAGGTCAGCGTAGCGAGCGAAGCGGATGGTGTTCGTACCCTTCACGAAACGCCCAGGAACATAGTTCCCTGGCATCACGTGAACAAGTCGCCCACGCAGTTCTTCCTGCGCCTTAGCAAGAACAAGTTCCTGGACTAGAGCGCTGAAGCCCGTAGTCGTCGTGCTAGTAATAGCCATAATTTACTCCTTTAGTCGGCAAACGGATTGCCGAGTTTTTCAATATCCGAGATGATATCGTTAATGCCGCGCTTACCGCCTTCAGCATTTCCCTTTCTCGGATTGTTAGGTTCAATAAATACGTCCGCCTTCTCTTTAGCCGTTTCCCTGCTAAGAGCCGCCATGTACTTTTCAAACGCTGCGGCTCGCGCATCGTCAGAAAGACCTGCGGTATCAGAAAGGAACTGACTATAGTTCGGGTATGCATTGCGCAGCCGCTCCATTTTAGCAGCCTCCTTTGCATCGTTCAGTTCTTGTTCAAGCGCAGCCAGCCGATTCTGAGCCTTTTCAAACTCGGACATGTTTGCGTTCTCATTCTCTGCCTTCCACTTCTTCAAAGACTCTGCCTCCTTGCGGAGGTTATCCAGTTCTGCCTTCGCAGACGTGAGCGCTTGATCTTTACCAGCCAAACGCTTCTTCCAAGTGGTGATGTCATTCTCATCCTGAGTGGTTTCTGGAGCAGGCGCAGCAGGTGCTGCCGCCTCCACCTTCGGCGACTCAGGAACAGCCGCATTCACGACTTCGGTTTCAGCCATTTTCTTTCTCCTATTCTACCAAATCGTTTTACTCATTGCGAATAAAACGACCAAATCCCTCTAGACTACTCAGCACCCATTGCTGAACTGATTCAATCGGACCGCCCTCCATCCCTTGCACTTGATTAATAATAGACGATGCTTGACCAATTGCCCCTGGAATACCAATGCGCTTGGTCGCTCGCTCAGTAGCATAGAGTCCTGTTCCTACTCCTTCGCCAAGAGCAGCAATTGGGTCTTGAGAGTTTGCGTATGTATCAATACCCTTCTGGATACCAGTCACGATTGCTGAGTTTGCACTTACTGTAATGTCTGTTGGCAAGCCAGGAATGAGTGTCTGCGTAAGGAA